GCAGGCCGCGAACTCCATTGCCCACACCCTCTCTCGCGGGCCACACGCTCTGATCAAGAGGCTCGTGAACTGGAACTTCCAGGGAGTGGAGAACTACCCCTACGTTCAGGCCGGTGAGATCCGGGTCGGGGACCCCAAGCAGTTGGTCGAGGCGGTGAAGAGCGCGGTAGATTCTGGCGTCGTCACCCCCGACGCCCTTATCGAGGCCAAGATTCGAGATGTCCTGTCCCTCCCCCAGCGGATCGACAGCGAAGCCAAGCCAATCGATGCCGTTCCCGAGGCGGGACCCGACGAGGATCCCCCCGATTCGGGGCCCCCAGAGCCCCCCAAGGCCTCCTCTCGCGGAGAGGAACAGGCAAAGCAAGAGGAAGAGTCCCTGTCGGAGGGCCATACCTGCTCTCACGGTCCCATCAATCTGGACGAGCGGGTCCACATGGATATGTACGTTCAGGGGCCACGGGGGCGCGAGGTTCGGGCCGAGGAGCGGCACATCCGCTATTCGGAGGTGGGCGGAGTCAAGGACGCTGCAAACCAGGGCTTCGCGCTGCTTATTGCCGACTGGAGGGAGCGGATTGCCCCCGAATACGCCGAAGAGCTGGCCAGCAGGGACACCATCGAGGAGATGCTGTCTATAGAGGTGCCCAAACAGGACGAGTTGCGCGAGGCGGTCGAGGACGAACTGCGCCGGTCCTACCGGGCTGGGGTTCGGTCTGCCAAGAACGAGGCCGACCGGCAGGAAGGGGACGTGGCGGTCGCAGTGGCCGAGAAGGTCAAGGCCCCCAAGCCCCCTCCAGACGAGGAGGAGTTGGACATTGACGAGGTCCTTCCAGAGGCCTCCATCAGATCCGCTGCAGCACTCACGACAAAGAAGGCATCAGACCGCGTACAGGAGACCGTCCTTTCGAGGATGCAGATCACGGGACCCGGGGGTATCCCCCCCGACCCTTTTGTGATTGAGGAGACGGTCCTTTCGGTCCTTGCCGGCCTGTCGGTGGGCGTGGACTTCCGCTTGGCCCAGCAGGCAACCAACACGGTCTACGGGTTGGGTCGCATCCAGCAGCTTCGGAGCGACAAGAGGGTCAAGCGCTACGTCTACTCCAACCTTGAGGAGTCCGATAGTTGCGATCCCTGCGAGGAACACGACGAAGAGACGTTCGGCCCGGAGCTGCTGTCCTTCTACGCCACCCCAGCCGACTGGTGCATTGCGGGAGAGGCGATGTGCAACTGCCTTATCCTGGGCGTGATCGCCTAATGGCGGGAGGAAGGCCGAAGCGGACAGACCTCCCCGAGGGGATCGGCGTCTATCCCGACTACGTCGTTTCCGTCATCGCAGAGGAGCGCGGGGAGCAGATTTCTCGGCAAGGGATTCGTCACCTGAGAGAGGTCAACGGGATCCCACCCGCCTCGGAGCCCTTCCGGTCCCAGTGGTTTGAGCGCAGAGGGGTCGAGCCCTACGAACCGTAGTTTTCTTTCCTCGGGGACAGTTGTGCGGCAGCCCTGTGTTGCCCCAAACTAGCGCCCATGACTGACTCATTTGCAGAATGGTCAACTGCGTACATGAACCGGCTACCAGATTCCGCCTTTCTCTACATCGCCGCTGGCGGTGAGAAGGACGACGAGGGTCTGACTACGCCGCGCTCCCTCCGTTACTTCCCCTACCGAGACTCCAAGGGGGAGGTCGATCTTCCGCATCTCCGAAACGCAATCGCCCGCATTCCTCAAAGCACTGCCCCCGGGCTTGGCGCAGAGAAGATGCGACAGCTTCAAGACAAGGCCAGGGCGATTCTGGAGAAGCAGCGGGAGCCCGTCGCCTCCGACGAGACCAAGGGCTACCCTCCGCAGCCCGAGGAAGACGAGACGGGAGCATTGTCCGAGTGGGGCAACTCAATCCGCTTGGCCGACGAGGGGGCGCAAGCCTCGATTGCTCGTTGGGTAGAGATGGTCCGCTCGGGCACGCATTTCGGAAGAGATTCGGAGCGCAAGGTCGAGCTTACTGACGACGACATCCGATCCATGGCTCGCGGGTACCAGACGATCCGAAACGAACGCTGGTTTGCTCAGGGCGCTGCGGTGGGCTACAACCACGCGGCAATCGCTGGTGCGGTGGATCCAGACTCAACCCGGGCAGCCGGTCGGATTCTGGATGTCGAGGTGCGAACCAACGAAGACGGAGGCCTCTCCCTCTACGGGCTGGTTCAGTGGACCGAAGACGCAAGGCGACGGATTCGCGGTGGCGAGTTCGACGGATTCAGCATCGAGGCTGTCCCCCCAAAGGGAGCCCGAAGCAAGAAAACAGGCGAGCCGCTGGGCGAATGGGCGCTTATTGGTGGCACGCTGACAAACGAGCCGTTCGTTCCATCCATGGAGCGAGTGGCTGCATCTGAGAAGAGGAATACCGGCATGAGCCTGAACAAACTCCTTTCTGATGCGCTTTCTCTAGGCGAGCGCAACGACGCGCAAGTTCTGGCGAAGGTGCAGGAGTTGGCAGAGCGTGCTTCTAAGGCAGAGGCTTTGGCCGAGGCTCTAGGAAGCGTGACTGCTGACCGCGACACCCTGAAGATCAAGTTCGATGCGTTGGAGGCCCAAGAGATGGAGCGCACGCTCGACCGTGCCTGCGTCGATGGACGGATCTCCGCCTCAGAGCGCGAGCGCTACCACCGTGCAGTTACGAAGCTCGGAGAGGAAGAGGCCAATTACGCCTATCCCAAGGGCCGCATCCCCACCGAGACCGTGGGGACGTCGGGCACCGAGGGTGACCGCGCCGCCCCTCCCAGCATCGAGGAAGAGGTCAACGCTCTTGCCGAGAAGATTGCCGGTGAGACCGGCCTGAACCCTGCCGCAGCCTTCGCCCAAGCGATGAGTGCGGTCCTCACAGACCCCAACAAGCTCGCGGCCTACGAGGCCGGCTCGGCCAACTAGGAGTTCGACATGAGTACACCCTTTGATCCGACGATCATTACCCGCAAGACCAACGCGGACCTTTCCTCCTCGGATTGGCTGCTCGTCAAGCCCAACGGCGACGACGACACCGACCTTGCTGGCGGAGGCGAACTCGCCATCGGCGCTCTTACAAACGACGTGGCGGACGGCTCGTCCACCGAGGTCTATCTTCCGGTGCAGGTTGGAGGCCTTATCAAGGTCGCTTGCGGCGGCTCAATCACAGCCGGTGTCCTTGCGATGTCCAACGCATCTGGGCAGGCGGTGACGGCAACGGACGGCAACTACGCATTCGGAATTGCCCTTGAGACGCATGCCAGCGGCGACGTTGGTTCGTTCCTGTGGGCACCGTCCTACCTCGAAACCACCTAGCGCTAGCGCACAGGAGAAATTGAAATGACAAGCAACGTTCACGGTTTTGTTCAGGACGTGATGCTCCAGCGCTATGCAAGGCTGCTTGGTCCATCGCTGGGCAGCTTCATGGCCAACGACATCTTCCCTTCGGTCGATGTGCCCACAAAGACAGGAAAGTTCTACAACGTGGCAGGCGGCTTCGCTTCGGCATCGCCGGGTCACGACATGGTGATTGCCGACGGGCAGGATTCGCCCCTCCAGATCAGCACTTCGATCAGCAAGGTGACGGGCTGGGAGGTCGATGTGAACGGTCTCGGAGTCAAGCTCAACAAGTCCTCGGCGGAGTACGCCAAGGGCAACGGGCTGGATCTTCGTCAGGCCAACACCGCTGTCCTGGCTCGCGAGTGCGCCATCCACCGGGAGCGGCAGGCTGCCGCCCTGGCGTTTAGCACTGCTACCTTCTCGGGCAAGACTGCCGCTCTCTCTGGCTCCGACCAGTGGGATAACGCGGCAAGCGACCCGATTTCCAAGGCGCAGGACGCTCGGGACACCATTATCCAGGCCTCGGGCGAGGCCCCGGATACCGCAATTATTGGGTACGAGGTTTACAAGGCACTGCGCCAGCACAGCCTTTTGGTGGAATTCTCGTCTAGGGTGCAGCACAGCGTTGGGCGGGTGACCGACAACGACATCGCGCGAGCGCTGGACGTAGAGAATCTGTTTGTCGGCAAGGCGGTTGCAGATACGGCAGTCGAGGGTCAGACAGCCTCCAACGCCTACATTTGGGGCAAGTTTGCCCTGTTTTGCAAGCTGCGACCTAGTCCCTCGGCCATGACCCCACAGAGCTGCTTGCAGCGGTGGCGCATGAAGGGCAGCACAGACGGTGCGGTTCGTCGGTGGGAGCCCACTCCCTACGTCGAGCAAATCGACATGCTGTGGAACGATCAATTTGCAGCGCCGACCACTGAGCTGGGCTACCTCTACAGCACAGTAGTGAGCTAGGAGGAAGTCATGGCAGAAACTCTGATCCCCCAAGGGGTCGCGGTCAATCCGGTGAACGGCCTCCGGCTTCGGGCCGGGCATAACATCGAGACCCTAGCGGGTACGAAGACCCTCGTTCCCCAGGATGCACAATTCCAAGCACTGGACCCTGACGGCTCACACCGCAACGTGGACCTTCCGGCGGAGGAGGCCAGCCTTGGCCTCTTCTTCCTGATCAAGAACACCGCCGGCGGTGCCGAGAACCTCGTTGTCAGGGACGACGCAGCCTCCACCAAGGAGACCCTGGGTCAGGGCAAGTGGGGCATTTTCGTCTGCGACGGCTCGTCCTGGGAAACCATGGGCGTCCTAAGCCACGCCTAGGGATTGGAGGAACACCCCTCATGCCAACCTACAAGGTAGTCGAAGGCCAGGAATTGATTCACAGCGGGGTTCGTTACTCCGCAGGTTCAGTCGCCCCCGACGGAGTGGCAGCAGAAGCGCTCTGCTCCGTCGGGGTCCTGGTCCTGGTCGATGGTCAGCAGGCCCCCGCAGCGGCCCCCGCAGCGGAGCCTGCCTCTTCCCAAGATGGCCCGGATCCCTCGTCCATCCGCAGTGTCCCCCTTCGGTCCATTCGGGACGTGTTGGCGGAGATTGACGACGAGGGCCTTCTTCGCGAAATGCTGGCCGCTGACAACCGAAGCGGTGGTCGGTCTGCAATCAGAGAGCGCATTCAGGAGCTTGGGAGAGCATGAAACTCATCTTGCGATGTGACGTTGAGCTGGGTGGCGAAAGGCTTGCCGCCGGTACCGAGATCGAGGTGGGCGAGGACGATGCGGTTCGGATGCTTCGCAAGCGGATGGCCACAGAGGTCGCTCGGAAGCCCCCAGCGAAGAAGAAGGCAAAGAAAGACGCCGCTGAGTAGGGAGAGGTGCCGTGGCCTACAATGCAGACATCGCCACAGCGACCTCAATGGCTCCCCAGCTAGGGACGCTCTCGGCAACCACCACTCCGACATCCACGCAGGGCACTGTCATTTGGAACAAGGCGTACAACGAGGTGCGTCTTGCGTTCCTGAGTGCGGGCGTTTCGGACAGCTTCACCGCATCTAGCGTTGCCGAGTCGTGGGCTCAGACCGCCGAGATGTTCATCTCTAGCGGGTTCATCCTTCTGGCCAAGGGGTCTATCGGTGCGGACGGCAAGGCCACTGCAGACGAGTTGATTGAGCGTGGCAGAGAGATGCTGCGACAGGTGTGGGAGAAGCGGGTCTTCCTCTTGGCTAACGGCGCGGCAGGGTCGCTTGCAGGTCCCTCCATCTTCGCCAAGAGCCATTGGACCCAGGACAGCGACCCCAACTTCGACTACAACCCCGGAACCGGCGACAGGCCCTACGCTTGCCCCCCTGCCTTCAATGACTGCGAAGACATCTGATGGCAGAGCCAAGGGGAAGCGTATCCAGTTTCTTCAGCTTTGAGTTCTCGCCCAGCATGGCGACGGTTCAGATTGCGTTTGAGGACTGGGCCAAAGAGATCGACAACTGGGAGGTCCCCCTCCGCGATGTCGCCAAGCTGTTCCGTTCCCACGAGAAGCGGCAGTTCGCAACGGAGGGCAATCAGACCGGCCCACGGTGGGCTGCCCTCTCGAACAAGGGCAAAAAAGGGGGATACGACGGGTGGAAAGCCCGCAGATACCCGGGGCAACCCATCCTCCAGCGCAGTGGGGTGTTACACGGCGCACTTACGAGGAAGGGGGCCCCGGGTTCACTTGAAAAGGTGGGCAAGAACTCGCTGGTTGTGGGCATCAATCCGCGCGCCCGGGTTACCTCCAAAGAGCCCTACCGCAAGGGCAAGAAGACCAGGCTCCCGGTCTACGCCAAGGCCAACGATCAGGGGGCCACTGTTTGGGCGCTTGGTCGCGGCCATGTGCTGCCCAGCAGGCCCCTCATTCGGTTTAGGCCATCCTTTGTAGATCGGTCCTCCTTTGCCTACGCCATCTCTCAGATCCTTCAGGCGTACATCGTCATGCAACGCAAGCTCGCTAACGTGGACGATCTTTTGAGCGAAGAGGGTCTCAAGGTAGGGAAGTCTGCGTACGGGCTCTATCACAGGACCGTGCGGGCCATGATCCGCAAGGGCTGGAAGTAGTGTGGCCTATTACGGTGCAGAGGCGGCTGTCGAGGCCATGGACGAGTTCCTGCAGGCGGCAACCTACGGTCTGAACGCAGAATTGGCCACGATGCGGACAGTGCTGTCAATTACCACCGACAACCTCCCCGATGTGGCCGAGTTCGCCACCTACTACCCCAAGGGGGTACAGGCGCGCAGCTTCCCTAGCCTCACCACCCTCTATCTGTCGGACACGGCAGAGCAAGAGGCCAACTCTCGGATGATCAACCTCTCTTTGGAGACGCGCCTCACGGTGTTGGATCTCAACGTGGACGGAGCCGAGGCAGACGTCGGGCTAGCGGTTTGCCGCTACCGGGATGCGTTGACCAAAATCTTTCTTCGTCGCACGCCGACTGGCAAGCAGGGGTGGACCCTGTCCAACGGCGGAACAGCGGCAACAGGTCGGGTCATTCGGTGTACGATTGACGCGCACGCCCTGGAATTTGACCCCGAAATCCAGGCCAGCACCCCCAACATGATGTTGCGTACGAGCTACATGGTTCGTTTGCAGGAGGATTACTAAGATGACCGGCCCCTCAACTGATATCGGAAGAGACCTTGTGGTCTTTGTGGATCCGCAGACCACCTTCAAGTCTGCCGCAACGGACTACCCGGTTGCCGCCGATGCGCTTCGCGTGCTTACCGCGTCGGTCAACGGAAAGAGCCCCTTTGCCACATTTGAGGACAAGCGGGGCACGTCCAGTGAGCTGGGGATCATCGACCAGAAGCGAACCGCCGAGTTCAGCCTGGAGTGCTACGCCTATCTCACCGCCCGGGGAACTGCGCCTGACTGGGCAGACATCCTCACCTACGGGGGATGGCAGGAAACGGTGGGGGGCGGAGACGCAACCACTGCCACGGGCGGAACCACCACCGTGATCACCACTGCGGACACAACCAACTGGACCGTGGGTGACGCTGCGATTTTTGAAACGGGGCTTGCTACGGGCGCTTACGAGATCCGTCGCATCACGGATCTGAGCGCAATGACCAGCTTCACCGTCTCTCCAGCCCTGCAGAACACGCCCGCCTCTGGGGCCAACATCCTTTCGGCAATCATCTACAAGCCCAAGGACGCCAAGGACACCACCCCCGATTCCGTGACGCTCTGGGCATTCAACAACAACAGTGCCGACCGGATTGTCGGCGCAGTGAGTGGTAGCCAGTCCGTTTCGATGGGGGGCGACGAGGCGGCTCGGATGACGGTTAGCGGAACGGGCCGACAGGACAACCGGATGGTGCAGACTACGCTGAACCATGGCGGCACCCTCAACACCTCGGACACGACGTTTACCGTAACGGACGGGACGGCGCTGCCAGCAGACACGTCTTCGTCCCTTCCTTTCTATTACCAGATCGATAGCGAGGTCTTCAGGGTGACGGGGGTCAGTGGGAACACTGTTACCGTTGCGACCCGTGGAAGTACGGGACTTGGGGGCGGCGCTGCAACCCACGCTGACGGGTCACAGTTCTATCCCTACCAGCCCTCGGGCACCTACGCCGGCACCCCGATTCCGGCGACCTCGGGGCAGCTACTCGTGGCTGGCGCAGTGCTTCAGGCGGGAACGGTCTCGGTCGAGATTGACCAAGGAATCGTCTACCGGGAGAACGTCATGGGAAGCACGTACGTTGTGGATGGGTACGTTGGCGGCAAGCGCAACGTCACCGCCACCATGGACGGGTGGAGCTTTTACGACTCCACCATGGTTCGCGCCATGGAGGCCCGCGCTCGCACCTCTGTGTCGGTTCACGCGCAGCAGGGAGAGAGCGAGGGCGCAGTCTTTGGCATCGAGCTTCCCAACTTCTACATGGAGGAGCCCGACATGGATCGGGGTGCCGACGAGGTGACTATTGGCCTCACCGGCAGAGCCCTCGGCACTTCCAGCGAGGACGAGATTTACATCATGATCGGCTAACGCCATAACCCCAAACACGGGAGCACCACCGTGGAATTGAACAAATGGAACGTCCGAGAGTACGAACTGACGGACGAAGAGGGCGAAAAAGCCTACATCCTCTACCGACCCATGACCCAGGGTTGGCGCGCAAAGCACCTAGAAGTCTCTCTACGCCTTCAGAAAGCAATAGGGAAGGTCCAGGGTGGGGCAGCCCTCGTGGAGGACCCAGAGGGCCTCTCCGAGGAGCAGATAGAGGAGCTTGTGGAGTCGCACGCCGAGGCGATGCGCTCGCTGATCAACTTCCAGCGCGAGATGCTGCTGGATCTGGTTACGGGATGCCGAGAACTCACAATCGACGGAGAGTCCCCCTCTCCCGAGACCCTGGTGGATGCGCTCGTCACCCTGGAGGGTCCGGCTGCCGATCTGG